CCAGCAGAAGGATTGTGCACTATGAGATTGCGTCTCATCAGTCCTAGTTCGTTGATAATCAGTGTATCTGCGCTATTCATTACAGTCATTGTTTGTAGTTAAGCCATCTTATTGAGACTCTGTGACCTCCGTAAACTCACCCTCAACCACTATTCCCTCACTTCGGAGTAGTTCGTTGAGGCTTCCTTGGTCAATTCTGAGCCTATGTTCGACCACAGTTTGAGGCTGATCATGTAACGCTTGGATTTTGTCAATCGCCACGGCAATAGCGATGGGTAAAGAAGCCAAAGGCATATCATCTATCTCTCTCACCAGTCTCTCTGATCCCTTCGACACAAAGTGACTTAAAGTCGCAGCAGTGCTCTTCTTCCAGCTAACAAGGTTAAAGCCTTCCGACTCATCCTCCAGCTTATTCTTCAGTGCCGTAACAGCATGAGTGCTAGTCTCATGCTTCTTAGCACAAGCTACCACTCCTAAACCTTCCTGTAGGTCTGCAATAATAGCTTCACGCTTCTCATCAGGTATCTGATTACCTGAATGTCTGTTATTGGTTGTTGGTAGTCTGTCCATATTTCTTTTGATGTTTTAAGTATGCGGCTTCAACAATTTGAGTAGCTGTAATGTCCTTGTTTTTCTTTTTTGAACGGTTTAATCTTATGCCAAGATTTGATCTACCAAACCCAAGTTTAAGTGACCATACGCTTAAAGGTAGTGTCTCTTGATTTATAGTAACTAAATTAACTTGGCTACTGTTTCTAACCTGTTCGGTTTTTGTAGCCCATCGACAGTTAGCTTTGGAATACCCTAATGAGTTATCAATTCGATCAAGGCTATGGGTCGTTGATGGTGGTTCACCCATATCTTGGAGAAAGGTCTTAAAGTTATTTGGTCCACGCCATTCAGGGCAAACTTGTATTCCTCTACCTCCATAATATTTATAACGTTGTCCATTTTTGTTGTAACATCGACCATTCATACTATGAAAAGCCCTGTAAACCTGCGTGATTTTGTATTTTGAGGTATGCCCGTGTGTTTGTGAATGATGCATCTTTTGTGTTGATTGAGTTTTAAGCCTGTTTCCTTTCGATTCTAGAGGTGTTTACAGTGTCTCCGCTATCATCTATCACATCACTGTTTAGAGGTGGGTTAAATCGCATGTAATGATTAAAGTAGTCCTCAAGAGCAGTAAACTTAATATCCTCCTGTTGTTTGGTGATAACTGGCATCTTGCATAGTGCTCTAGCCAATTGGTGAGTGAGTGAGTCTGTTGTCATAATTATTCAATCTGTGTAATGCTGCTTCTTGGGTGAGTATGTGTGGAAGTTCTCCGTTCTCCCACTTCCAGACTGATCGTGGAGAGACTTCTAGAAACTGAGCAAGCTCAGTCTGGTTAAGACTGAGTTGCTTTCTGAGTTGTTTGAGTTGGTTAGGAAAGGTCATCATGATTTTCCCATGATCCATTTAGTCCACACTTTGGGCAAAAGTGACGCCCAGATTGTCGAGTCCATCCATCTTTTGATAAGTGTTTCCACTGATCAGTTAGATTGCGATAATCTAACCGAAACCACTCACTGCACCCGTCACAGTGCAGTTCCTTTGCAATTTGTAAGCTCATGCTACGTGAGAGATTGGAGCATCAAACAGGAAAAAGTGAACCAGTGACTGTTGGAACCAGTCCTGAACGACTCCATTCTTCAAAGCTGCTTTTGGGAACCAAGCTGTAGAGCATTTGCCACGAAGACAGATTGCTTTAGCAGTTTCTTTAACAACTTCAACTTCTACGGTCATCTTAAAGTCTGAGCTAGTGATTTGGGTGGTGGTCATGGTGTGTTCGTTTGGGTTACGTCCTGATATTCGCACAACCTGCAAACTATGCAAACACTATTTCGCACTATTTGCGATTATTATTCGTGTTGTTCCCTAAACTTGTAATACTGTCCAAGAAAGTCCATCTGCTTTTCCCAGAATCGTTCTCCTGTCCTGTTCTTGATGCACTTGAGTAAACGTTTCGTGTCATCCTCATCAACCTTCTCAATGTAGATAATGTGATCAGCATCTTGTCCAATAGCTCTTGATTCCCGTAGCTGTCCAAAGTCGTTGAGTTGTGATGCAGTCAGGATCACCTTACCACACTTAACAGCAGTCCGTTTCAATCGTCTGGAGATGCTAGCAATGATCTCTTCTCTCGATCCTTTCTTATTCCCATCATCTTCCATCAGTTGGAGATAGTCCACCATTGCCACATCACAGTCTGACTGCTCGATGTCTGCGAGGATCTCCGTAGCAGTAGCTCCATTAACGTCAACGATGTCACACTGAGCTTTAGATAAAGTCTTAACCGCAGCAAGCATTGCCTGTTGCTCTGCTCTGGTCATCATCCCTTTCCAGACCGATTGGTTGTCGAGATTGCCCTGTGAGCATAGAAGTCGATAAGCTTGCTCCTGTTGAGTCATCTCTAGTGGATAGATCCGCACCTTCTTTCCAAGAGCAACAGCCGATTCGAGGAAGTTCTGCATCAAGACTGATTTCCCATCACCTGGCTTTCCAGCTATCACCCAAACTCTACCACCTTGCATTCCACCTGTCTTGAGGTCGATAAACGGAAACCCTGTCGATATACCTGGTAGTTTGCTGCCAGCTTGAACTCGTTTCTCGATGTCCTCGATAAGTGTCATTGTAAGATCACCAATAGATTGCGAGGCTAACGGCTTACCTTGGATCTTGCTGGAACCTTCAATCACCTTCTCAGCTTCATTCAGTATCGCTGGAATCTCGTTTAGAGGTAGGTCAAGAGCCTGCTCTGTGAGTTCCAACGCAGCCTTGTATGCTTGGACTCGTTGGACCAGTTCGTAGCGTTGTCTGAGTTCGGATACTGCCAAGCTGATGTTATTTCCTGATACGTAACCTGTGAATAACTCTGTTAGCCTGAATGCTCCTCCAACTTCTTCCAACTTACCCAGATGCTGTAGATTTGCGGTAAATGAAACAAGCTCAGGAGCTTCATCTCTACCAATAGTGTTTACCAGTTCGATAAATACAGGTCGTAGCATCGGTGAGAACATGTCAGCGGTAATAGCATGGAGATGCTTACTCAGAAACTGTGGATACTGGCAGAATATGCTAATGAGCAACTCTTCGTTAGCTCGTTTGAAGATGTTCATAGTCGGTCGTATTGGCTAAGTTGTTTAGGCTTGATAAAGCTTTCTGCATTTGACTTTGCTACTGGCTTCTCATCCTCGTAGCGTTTCGAGTTAAGGTAACTGGCAGGGAATGGGATGAACTTAGCGTTCTCTTTCGTCCAGTCCTCTAACTTGCACTGCCATTCTAATGCTGTGAGAACTGTTTGGAGGTCTGGCTTGATCTTAGCCCAAGCTTTCTCAGCATCTGCTTTGGATGTCTTCCTTGGGTAAGCAGTCCAGAACTCATTAAACCCTGATTGTGGAAAGTTTCCTTTCCCTTCCTTGTTCCCTTCCTTTCCTTTCCCTTCCGCTTTACAGGCGTGGTCGTCGCGTGGGTCACGCGTGCCTGACGCGTCAATGCATTGATTTTGCGTGCATTCCAACGGATCAGGTAAATCTGACGATCTTTCTCGATTATTGATCACCTGATGCTTCAAGAAGGATGGAATGAAGCCATAATCACACGTGTTGGACGTGTAACTTACAATGAAACCACGCGTGGCTAACGCGTCAAGCACGCGTGAAAAGTCAATTTCATCATATGGAAGTATCTGAATTCCAAGTCGCCTTGGTTCCCATTTGAAACGTCCTTCACGATCTGCCGCGCACCATAGGCCAGCAAAGGCTAGGCGCAGTGGCATCTTGGTTTCTCTTTCAGCAGTAAAGAGATCTTCATGAAGGAAGAACTCAGGTTTGATGGTTCGTATTCTCATAGTGCACAATCCTTCTGCTGGTTAACAAGCTTCAAGAGCATTATAATCGTTTTGTATAATTTGTAATATCTCTAAAACTTCTTTAAGTCTGTCATCGGAGATAAACACGCTTTGTGGCGTGTCTCCAATGTGACGAGTTTCTGTTATCAATATTCCTTCTGGCGTTGTTTCAATTTCAAGAAGGCTGTGAGCAGGTAATGTGTATGTCATATAAACAAGGCCGCCCCAGAACTCCAAGGTTGGAAACCGACATTGCTCGGCGTCCTTGAAGGCTGGGGCGTTTTATTTCTTTGTTCATGTTGCAATGTAATCTTTAAGCCGTTTCCACGCGGCTGCCAATCGGCTTGGTAACTATTGCACAAACTCCACCTGAGTCAATGAAGGCCTCGGCTGGTTATCAGGCTTCGGAAGCGCACACTTAACGCAAGCTGCCAGCAGTCCAGTTCCTGCATTGATGATGATCTTACCTTTACCAAGGCAGTGTTTACAGATGTTCATGCTGCTTTGTATTTGCTCCGTTTGGTTGTGACTAGCGGGAAGCCGATCTCTTCAGCCCACTTCCTCATGTCGTCTATGTTGTATCCAGTCCGCTTTTCAGCTTGGGTGATGATGTATCCTGCTCTGAGGATTGCGTTTGCACGCTTGAGTATCTTAACCTTGTCCTCTCGACTCAAGTTAGAGTGTAAGGCGTATTTCTTGGGTTTGTTCATTTGTTAAGCGTAAAGGTGTTCGCGGATCTCTTGAAGATAGGCAGACACTGCTTCTACCTTCGCACTGATTTCTTGTCGTTCCTCAACGGCTTGATTCCAAGCTTGCTTGTTTTGAACGTAATAATCACGGCTGTTGAATTCGATGTTGCTTAGTGCTTGCTTGAAAGCCTCAAGCGCATCAGCCGCTGCATCGTAGCCTGCTTGAAGGTCTTTTGCTGATGTGCCATTTCTATGGATGGTTGGAAGTGTCATGGTGTATCGTAGCGCGTTACAGCCGCGCCCCTGAGTGATTTAGCGGCGAACAGCGCGAACGGCTCGGCCAATGACTCTTCTGTCGGATGTCGTGATTTGCTTCGCATCATACTTAGATGATACGAATAGGCTACCGTCTGCCAGTTGGCGAACATTGAAGCGGATGGATGGTGTGGATGGTGTGGTGCTCATTTGCGTGTTGTGTTTGGTTTCGACTACCCATGATAATACCACCTCTCCAAAGTAGTGCAACTAATCTTTTAAAAGATTTTAATCCTTTTTTGAGCCTGCTTCCAAAGTGTTGAGTATGAGTCAACTGGCATCAGGCAGGTTCCATACAGATAGTTGATAACTGAGCTATAAGGGATGCCAGCAAGTTCAGCGAGCTTCGGTAGAGTCATCCCATTTCGCTTTGATGTCTCCTTGATTTCCTGGCCTAACTGAATGCTTGCCATTCGTGAGTTGATGTCACTGCGTTTCGCTAACTGTGTCTTGAGTTTGTATCGTTCGTTGCGTGTCATTCTGTTTATGTATTAAAGGTTGGTTAGTCTCTCGGAGAAGCTGGAAGAAAGCATTAGCTGGCATCATCACCAGCCAGTCTTTTCCGTTTCGTTTATGTGCTACGATAGGTAGCTTGTTAGCTCCTGCATCTCTCGTAGCTTGGTCTATCCAATTGTATGGTGAACTAGACTCCGTTCGCTTCACTTCGAAATGAAGTCCAGGCAAGTCTCCACAGATTACGTCTGGAGAGTCTGTTCCTCCTGAGAACTGCTGTCCACGTCGAGCTTCGTAGCCTTCGGCTCTGAGCATATCACGCCATTCTCGTTCACCTCTGCATCCCTTTGCTCTGCTGTTGATCTTGCCCATATACGTTCGTAGTTAGACTCGTAGGCTTTGAGGTCTACTGGTCGTGGTGTATCACCTTTGCCTGCCATATTAGTAATCGTCTCGAAACATTGCCTTGTTGATTGATTCAATCTGATAACCTTGAGCAAAGGCTAAAGCCCTGAACGCATTGGTTAGCTCGAAGATGTTAGAGTCTTCTTCGATTGTGATCTCAATGGTTTTGCTATCACTGATTAGTTTGATTGTCATAGTAGGTTGGTTAGTCATAATAGAAAAGAAAGTGAGTTGTTCGGCTGGACTGCTTTTGGCTATCCTTGTCGCGGCAGTAGGGTTAAACAAAGGTAGAACACAACCTTCAGGAAATACCTCCGAACAACTCAAAAGGGTTATTGGTTACCAGGGAATTTCGTCAAGGTCATCAACAGGCTTTGGAGCCTTGTCCATCTTGACTGTTGCTGCACCGTCCTTCGGTTTGAATGCCAAGCTCATAAAGGTCTTGCCATTGCCCTTCTTGATCCATGCGCTGATCCACATATCAACACCGTCGATGAGTGCTGAACCGTTGTAATCTGGGTGATTGTCCGTTGTCTTGCGGTCGTTCTTGAAGAGTGCTCCGCTGTTATCTCGTTTTTCCATATTTCTTATTCTTTGGTTTGGTTGTTCTCTGTCGTGCTGATCTCTTTAAGAGAGCAACAAAAGTGTCTGGTGTTATC